AGGGTACCCCGGTAGGTATCGAGATGAATCAAAAAATTATTAAAAATGAGTAAGGTTTAGCAAAAATGAAAATTATAAAAAATTACACGCTGAAGAATTTGTTAAAAGCTAGCAAGAGGTGAACGAGCGTTCACTTTTATAGCTTTTTTATTATAATTATTTATTTTTATATATATTATTATCTATATATATGATATGATTACAAATATTGAATAATTTTTTGGTAATTTTTAAGTAATTTTTAACAAATGGAAATAAAATCTACAGCCATACACTTGCTAAACCTTAAAAATGATATCACAATGTGACAATATGACAAAAATGTCATAAAAATCATTAAATTTTTTGCTAAACCTTAAAATAGGTCTAAAAAATAGACCAAAAAAGATTTTTAACTCAAGACCGCAAACGAACAAGAAGCAAAGGAGATCAAGAAAATGGACGAACAAGACCGAAAACCTAATTTATCGGACATCGTAGATGAACTGGTGGAAACAACGTATCATTTGTTGAGGTGGAGGATCATCGCATCTCAGAACCGTGTTATTGAAGATGAAGAAAAAGCTCGTGAACTCGGTCTTCCTGAAAATTACTTCATTTTTGATCACACAGAATTAAACAAGATAGTTGATCTTGTAAAGCCGATGTTAAAAGACGCTCAAAGCACTAGAAAGATCGAAGCTCAGACTTCTCTCGAAGTTATTCAGCTTTTACAGCGAGGAGATGTTTCTGTTGAAGATGCTATCAAATTGATGAACCTTGTCAAGTCAAAAGTGGAAGTAGAAGAAAAAGAGTCTAAAGTTCGTATTCAAAAAAATCTATACGATCTTCTTGAAGAATAGAGGTTGATATGACTTCGTACTTTATGAATAATAAAGGAATTTTTAGATCTGCTGAAGAGGACTCAAAAACTTATAAACAGTTCGTAGAAAGCTCTTTGTACAAAAAAGTTGATCTTCCTCTGATTACAGTTTCTATTCCTGTTTATAAATCAAAAGGATTGTTAAGAAAAGCTGTAAAATACATTTTAAGACAGACTTATCCAAAATTTGAACTTCTTGTAGTTTCTGACGCAGATCCTGATAACTCAATTAATGAAATACGAGGTTTAAATGATTCTCGTCTTAAAATCATCGAGCTTGAAGAAAATATCGGGAGGTACGCAATTGATCACTTAGTTGTAAATGATCTTTCAAACGCTGATTATTGGGTTCCAGTCGATTCTGATGATTGGTGTTCAGAAAACTATTTAACGACTCTTGTTCGTCGACTCATTAAAAAGCCAGATTCAGATGTAATTTTTGCTGCGCAGTACATTCAAACAAATTATAGCAAAAGAGTACAACGAGTCAGAAAGTGGAATGGAACCGATGAGTTAATCTGGCATGCACATATGTCAGCTCTTTGGAGACGAGAGTTTTTAATCGAGTACAATTTGACAAATCCGAACTTTAGAATAGCTTGGGACTCAATTATAACTTCAGTCCCGTGGTTAGTAGGGAATGTTGATTATACACAATCTGCAATGTATTACAGGGTTAAACGTTCGGATTCTTTGACTTCAGCAAAAGAGACGTGTTTTGGTTCTGATTGCAGAAATCGTGCAAAAGCTTATTTAATCGAGCTCTGGAAAGAACTCGTAAAAAATAAAGACGACAAAGAAAAAATTAAACAAATTTTAAAAAGGAGTAGAAATGAACAAATTTGGTAGCATCGACTTCGTAAAATCTCAAGTCGGAACAAAAACACCTTGGGCTATAACTCCAGATGCACTTGCTGAGCTTGACTACAGACTTCACGTTAAACAACCTAAAGTTGTTTTAGAATGTGGTTCTGGGCTTTCTACTGTTGTGCTAGCAAACTACGCAAAAAGCAATCCAGAAGCTACTGTGATTTCCTTAGAGCACGATTTGAAGTACTTTGAACAAACTTCAAATTTACTCGGAAACTTGAAACAAAATGTAAATTTAGTGCATGCACCTCTTGTAGGAACTCCTCCTATTTACGAAGTGGATTTGTATAAATTTCCAAGAATTGACTTCGTTTTGATCGACGGCCCTCCGACGGGTTTAGGTGGCAGAAGTAGAATTTTTGACTGGCTATTTCCGTATTTGAACGATGAATATGAAATTTGGCTAGATGACGGAAACAGGAAAGAAGAGCAAGAAGCTGCAATAAAGTGGAAAAATGAGTATAATCTAAATGTAAATTATACTAAGATTCAAAAAGGACTTATAATTATTACAAACTATCTTTCTGAACATTTTGTTCCAAGAATGAACGATGTAGTTGTTACAATGCTTTCTGGAGCTCGTCCTGAACTTTTAAATCGAACTCTTTCAAGTCTTCCAGATTACGTTTTAGAAAGTGTCATTGGATTAGCGAATGGGGGAGATCAAGAAACAATTGAAGTGTATAAAAATTACAGCATCGATCCAATTATCACTCCATACTTGTTAAAAGTAGGAGCTGCAACTTCTCTTCTTGCTGATCTTGCATTCGAGTCCAAAAAAGACTACTGGTTGCAGCTTGAAGATGACTGGGAATTTATCACTGAAGATGAAAATTGGTTATGGAGAGCAAAAAAAGCTTTAAACAATTCTCATCAAGTTCGTTTGCGTCATGTTAGTGAATTTGTTAAATCGACACACATGTACACGAAAAAACCGTTTAAACTAAAAAATTCAGAATACGGAAAAGTAGGAGAAATGCATTGGACTTTTAATCCTACATTACAAAAATGTATAACTGTTCCTTCAGTTTTTCCTAATGTCGGAGAGACTGACGCTCAAAAGCGAGCGTACATTTCAGGCAAAAAACTTTCAACACAGCTCTATCCAGGTTGTTTTAAACACACTGGAGACGATAATTCTTTAATTGATAAAATACAAATAAAAAGACAAAGTTCAGACGATCGTTTAGCTTCTAGAGGTTAAGATATGTCAACTATAACAAATTCTAAAGAGTACAGGGAAATTAAATCTTTAATTCAAGATCTTCTTAAAGTTGTCAAATACTACGGAAAAGAAGACTGGAAGGGCTTGACAATGTTAGATCGCGGTGATCTAGCTAGAAAAACTTACAAAGAAATAACCGGAAAACAAGTTTGGGAGGATTAAAAATGGCTATTAGTAATAGTGTAGTTGATCAAATTCAGGGAGATAATTCAATTCATCCATCTTTTTGTAATTGTGCGATGTGTATACAGCAGAGAAGTAAATTTTCTACAGAAAAGAAAGATACAATCAAAAAGAATGATCATGAAATAGAAATTTCAGATTACACTTCCGAAAGTATCTATTCTAAACATCAAAAAAGAATTGAAGATCTTGTCAAAGCACACTGGGCGTATCAAGAGCAGTTATTGACAGCAGGACAAGATAAGTCGCAAACTTTTACTTGGGATCAAGTGATGGAAATGAGAAAGTGGGATTACTGTAGTTCTGCTAAACATTTTTACGGTCATGGATACGAAGACGCGATCGAGTACATAGAGTAAGTTATTGATATTATTACATAATTTTAAGGTTTAGCAAAAAATATTTCATTTAAGGATTAAAAATTTATCTTAATATAACCATATAAGGATAAGTCTATATCGGCTGTCTACATATATAGAATTAATCCATATTTAAAATATTTTTAAGTATTTACCTTAAAATTACACGAATCACTTCTAAACATAAAGGAACCACATATGACAGACAATTTTGAAATAGAGCAGTTAAGTTGGTCTGATGTAGAATCAATGAGAGCAATTTTATCTCATGAACAAAAGGGAATTTGTCTAATTTGTAAGAAAAAGCTTAAAAATCCATGTCTCGATCATCAGCATACAAAAAAAGTAAAAGGGTCAGGACAGATACGTGGAGTCCTTTGTCGTTCATGCAACGTGCTTTTAGGAAAAATTGAAAATAATTGTGCCAGATACTCAGTCTCTCAACAAGAGCTCCCAAAAGTTTTACATAATATGGCAAAATATCTTGAAAAAGAGCATCTGCCATACTTGCATCCTTCTGAAGCCCCGAAGCCAAAAAAGCTTAAGAAATCAAGTTACAATAAATTAAAAGCTTTAAGTACAAAATGTCCTTCGTATCCTCGTTCAGGCAAATTGACGAAAGCTCTTGATCGACTGTACGCCGAGTACGAAATTGAACCAGAATTTTATGCGAATTAATAAAAGAACTAAGCAAGAGTTCATGCTCTCTTGTGCTTCGAAAAGTCCCGGTTCCGTGGACGTTTAGCTGAAAAATCAGTCTCCTCCTTTCGCTGATTGCACTTTAGTAAGCTAAATTTTGGGTTAACGGACAGCGCAGGGCTTAAGTTTTCTGGGAGGCTTACTTAAGTCCTGCTTTAACTATTAAAGCAACGAGAAGCTACTCTATCAATGGTTTTCAATACTTTAATACTTTAAAAAATAATTGTTTACAAAATTGTATAATTATGATACAGTAAATATTATGGAGTCTGTTCTAGAAATAATTAAAAAGTACAAAGGTCGTCGAGGTTTAATTGCCAAGAAGCTCGGCGTATCTTTAGCACAACTGACTGAAATTTGTGAAGAAGTTCCTGAAATGAAAGAAGAAATTGAAGTTCAAACTTCTTTAAAAGAACAGCTTGTTCAAGATCTTTTTGATATTCAGCTCGAGACTTCTCTTGTTCTTAAAGAGCCTTGGGCTCTTGCATACATGTCTGCTAAAAATGCCGGACTTTCTACTGAAGACGCGATTCCTGTTCCTGTGTCTATTGAAATTCCTGTTGAAGACGGTAGAGTAAAATGACATTTAAAGTCACAATTCCGCAGGCAAGATTTTTGAATCTTGAGCATAGATTCAAAGCTTTTGTTGCAGGATACGGTTCTGGTAAGACATTTGTGGGTTCTGTCGATATTTGTAAGAATTTTCTACAGAACCCAGGAATGAACCAGGGATACTTTGCTCCCACTTATCCTCAAATTCGTGACATTTTTTATCCAACGATTGAAGAAGTCGCGTACCTCATGAACACGTCTGTTGAGATTAAAGAAGGAAATAAAGAAGTACATTTTTATACAGGACGTCAATACAGAGGAACTTGTATTTGTCGTTCAATGGAAAGACCTCAGTCTATTATTGGTTTTAAAATATCTCATGGTCTTATTGATGAAATTGATGTTCTAACTGAAGAAAGAGCAACAACTGCTTGGCGTAAGATTATTGCTCGTATGAGATATCTTAATGCAAATAATACAATTGATGTAACTACAACTCCAGAGGGATTTTTATTCACGTATAAAACATTTGTTAAAGCTTTGAATGACGATCCAGCAAAAATGGGACGATATGCGATAATTCAAGCTAGTACGTATGATAACGAGAAGAATCTTCCTGCTGACTACATCCCAAGTTTAGTGGAAGCATACCCAAAAGAACTAATTGCAGCGTATCTAAATGGACAGTTCGTAAATATGAAATCTGGAACTGTTTATTATGCTTTTGATCGTAGAGAGAACAATTCTAAAGAAACTGTCAAAAAGAAAGAACCACTTAAAATTGGAATGGATTTTAACGTTCAACATATGGCAGCAACAGTTTACGTAATTAGAAAAGATGGATGGCATGCTGTTCACGAATTTAAAGAAATTTTTGATACTCCTGCAATGATTAAAGAAATTCAACATACATTTAAAAATCATCAAATTACGATATATCCTGATGCTTCAGGAGATAGTCGTAAATCTCTTGATGCAAGTAAATCTGATATTAAATTATTACGAAATGCAGGATTTTCAATAAAAACTCATAAAACTAATCCTTATATTAAAGATCGTGTAATGTCAGTAAACAAGCAATTTCAAGATAAAGAACTTTGGGTAAACGTAGATAAATGCCCGACAGTTGCAAATTGCTTAGAACAACAAAATTATGGATTAGACGGACTTCCGAATAAAACTTCAGGGCATGATCATCAAAACGATGCAACAGGATACCCAATTGCTTACGAATTTCCAATTATAAAACCACAGTTTGGTTTAACTTCAATAAGAATGGCAGTTTAAGAGGAGAAAATTAATGATTGATTTAGACGCAACTCACAAAGACTACGACGAATTTTCTGATACTTGGGAAAAAATTGATGATATTTGTGATGGTGACAATTTAAAAAAATATTTAATTGAGCTTAATCCTCTTGACACTTCAGATGAAAATAAATTAAGAAATAAACAGTATTATGAAAGAGCTGTCTTTTACGCAGTTGCTGGGTATACTTGTCGAGGAATGCTTGGTATGCTTTTTAGAAAAGAACCAGCTCTTAGTATAGAAAAAGGTCTTGAGTACATAAAAGAAAACATTGATGGAAAAGGATTGAGTATTTATCAGCAATCTCAAGATGTATGTAAAGATTTGATAAGAAAAGGAAGATGTGGACTTTGGGTTGATTTTCCACAAACTGATGGAAATACTTCACAGTTAGATATCAAAAATTTAAAAGTATTTTCAACTGTTAAAAAATTTGATGCGACTCAGATTGTAGACTGGTCAATTGAAACATATGGAGCAAAAATTTATCTCTCACGAGTTCTTTTAAGCTACACAGAGCAAGATGACGACGGAGAAGATATGGAAGTTCGTCTTGAACTTCTTATTGAAGAAAATATTTATATTGTTAAAAAATGGATAAAAACAATAAATAGTTCAGAATGGACACTTATTGAAGACTATACTCCAAAAGATAGTAAAGGAAATAGTTGGAATGAAATTCCCTTTATTTTTGTAGGTTCTGAATCAAATACGTATATTATTGATCAACCGCCTTCTTTAGATATTGTAAGAATAAATATAGGACATTGGAATAATTCAGCGTCTTACGAAGATTCTATATGGTTTGCGGGTCAGATACAACCATGGATGAGTGGAATTTCTGAAGAGTATTTGAAAATGATGTCAGATGCAAATATGTATGTTGGTTCAGGACGTTTGCTTGGTGTTCCTTCTGGAGAGCAATTTGGCTTTGCACAGGCAAAACCAAATCAGGCAATGAAAGAAGCAATGATGGATAAGATCAATATGATGATCGGTCTTGGTGCAATGTTTCTACAACCTGGCTCCGCAGTAAAAACTGCGTCTCAGTCTGAAGGAGAAAAAGAGATTCGTCATAGTGTGCTTTCATTAATTGCTTCAAATGTAAGTGAAGCCTATGAAAAATGTCTATGGTGGATGTCTAAGTATATGGGAACATCTGAAGAAAATATTGAATACAAAGTAAATCAAGAATTTGTTAAACCTCAAGCTACTTCTGCTGATTTAAAAGAAATTGTTGCAAGTTTACTGCAGGGAGTTATCCCATTTTCAGATTATGTTGTTTGGTGTCAAAAATACGGATATATCGATGAGTCTAAAACACCAGAAGAAGTTGAAGAAGAAGTTGAATGGAAAAGTACGTTGAATGTTCCAAATCTTGAAGAAGATGATGACGAGGAATAAAAATGCCAAGTACTCCAAAAGAACTCATAGATATACATACTAGACATATTTCTCATAATGAGAGATTGAAATCTAGTAATGTGAAAGAATACGAAAAGTTCTTGCAGCAGATGTCGAATTCTGTAAAGAAACGGCTTTCTGGAACGAAACCTTTGACGGAGTATACTGTAAATCGTCTGAACAAATTGAATGCAAATATTGAAAAAGATCTTCGAGATATTGGAAATAAAGTTTATGAAAAATTTAAAACTCAAGCTTCTGATTTAGCTGAGTACGAAGCTGAATTTGAAATTAAGTCATTAAATCAAATAGTTGAACATTCTTTTACTCTTCCTTCTACAACTCAACTTAATTCAGCTGTTTTTAATACCCCTTTAGCTCAAATTGAAGGAGTATCACAAGGAAAGCTCTTAGAATCATTTTTTAAAGATTTTGATGATTCAGTGGTCTCAAAAATTCAAGGTTCAATAATTTCAGGATATTACACTGGATTGACTAATAATCAAATTATTCAGTCAATTATTGGAACTAAAAGAATGAATTTTAGAGATGGAGATTTTGCTAAAAAATGGCGTCATAT